TAATCGTCTAAGTTAAATCCCATAATCTATTTCATCCAATCCTTGTGCGTATGCTTGTTGTTGCTCCAGACTCCACGTACTGCCATCATGCCAGCGTTCCAATTCCGTTCTACATGGTTGGCAATAATTTGTGTACTTTCGTGTCGCCTTTCGGCTTTGGCTAATCGACGTAAAAATTGCCATGACTTGACCTTTGAGACTAGTTTTCCCAAAACGGTAAGAACAGTAATCACAATAGTTCTTCGTTCGATTCAGTATTATCATCTCTTAGTTCAGCAATGATTCTGTTGTACACACAGGCGTAACCGATAATGTCTTTGACAGAATCCTCTTGGTAGCCTTCACTGAGCCTAGAGACTTTGACGAGCAACATGCACATAGCGGCTTGCTCAGGACTAATGTAAGTGTCCAGATAACCTGACCACAATTCGCTGATTCGTCTGTGGTTAGTGGCGCTGCTTCCATACACAGCGCCTCTAGCTCTGACAATATCTTTGACTTCATCTAGTAAGTCCTCAGTTCTTTTCATAATCAAATACCTCATCTTGGACAACTCGTTTGGCTGCCTTGGCTGAAGCATAACCGTTAACCCAACCACGTTGCTTGCCTAGCTTGAAGCCCTTATCAAAGCCCAACCAATGGAAGCAATATGAAATACAAGCTGTGTAGATCAAAACGCTGATCGCTGTATATGCACTCATGCGCTTAACCAACTTGCTTGATATGTGGAAACAATCGTCCATTGCATTACTGCTTCATCATAAGCAACTACGTAATCTTCATCTACCTCATCTAGGTATTGAGAAGCTAGTAAGCAAGATACATAATCTGAAAACCAAAAGACAACATGCTCATTTTCTTTTGGCTCGTAGCCTTCTTTAAATAAACCCTCAAAACGCAAAGGATCTTCATTTAAGATTGAAAGCCATGGGGCTGACATCTCACATAATCTTTCAAAATCAATAGCTGTAACTTTCATAACTACCTTTCCTTGCTGTAACACCAAGCCGTTACTTGGATAAGAGAAGGATCGCAAAAAGCACAGACATTTACAATGCCTGCTTTGGCGTGTTTCATAACTATTTCGTTACAGAATACCTATTGCGTCGAAGTCGTCAATATGGTCGTCAATGGTTCGGTTAGGCTCTTTTCCCATATACCTTACCCTCAAAAATAAAGCTGCCGTCGTGGTTGATTGGCACAGTAACTACGCTTACACGTGCCTTATCTACATACGCAACGGCGAATCCTTGCTGCCAGTTGGCATAGCCACGGGTATAGCTCATACCGCTGCTTGCTAGGTCAACTAAGTTACCTACCTCTACACCCTGTAAAACACGCCCTAAACGCCCGTTATGAGCCTCTGAGACCGCCATATGACCCAGCCTATGAGTATGCCCACAGACCAAATTTTTGCCTATTCTGCGAGCGCCGTTTAAGGCAGTTTGCCCAGCATTGTTAGACATTGGGAAAGCGTCGCCGTGAGCGACGTGCCAACCCTTAGCCCAGTCAAATCCGTGTGGGTGAAATTTAATGTTGAGCTGGTCATATCCCATAAAACGTTCATACTTGAGTTCGGGTAAGTTAAGGAAACTTGGAAGTCTTTTCTTGATTGATCGGTAGAGTCTGATTCCATGGTTGCTTCCTACTATGTCTGTTACTCCTAAGTAGGTTAAAACCTCTTGAGTAAATTTCCTGTCATCATCTAAATTACCAACCATCTCGTCAATGGTATTGGCGTTAAAGCTTCCGAGTTGGGGCATATCGATTTCATCACCAACTTGGATTGTCTGGTGTGGCTGCCACTTGGCAAGAAACCGTCCTACGTTTTTAACTGCTATTTCATTTATGAAAGGCGCTTGAAGATCGCTGATAAATGCAATGCGCTTAATAGATTAGTCCTCATCCTCGTCGTCGTCATAAAACGGGGTTATGTCAGTTTCCGTGGTTTGTGGAATTAACCAATCAGGAAAACTGCTTTTGTTATCCATTAGCCCCAGTGATACTTCAACGGAGAAACCTGCTCTGCGTAATGATTGATACCACTCATGTAACGCAATGGCGTGCATGTCAAGTGCAGTAGTCTCTTTACGAGCTACAGACTTCCTGCGTGCAGGTTTCTTTTTGGCTGCCATGTCTTAATTGTCCCTTGATAGTATGACAAACAACTCATCAACACGCCGTTCGAGTCTGTTGATTGAATCTTTAATACTTGACCCACCATTTGGTCTAAGTTCATTTAACCAACCTTTTACTAAGAATCTAAGTCCTAGTAAAAAGGCAGTTAAGACCGTTGTAATTGCGGCACAAATAGCGGCAATATCTACCGCTGCCATTACTCTTTTGAGCCTATGCCAAACGCTGTGTCGTCAGGGTTTAAGCTGCGAAGAATAGGTGCGATAAATGCAACTAGAAATGCTTTCCAAATATCTGAAGGTGAAGCCTCTGGTGCTGTTACATAGATTGTAGCTAGACAAACAAATGCGCTTCGTCCGTAGCTGTTAATCATTGCCCAATGTTTTGCTTTCATATCTTGCCCCCTAATAGTGGTATGTCAAAGAAACTGCTGTCATTATCGGAAGCCTTGGTAAAACTGATATGGATGTGATGGTTGTGCGGACTAAATCCTCTGTATTTGCGCCACTTGTATCCAAGGATTGGGCTAGCAATTTTGCCCAGATGGATTACATAATGAATACGTCCGTGATTTTTAGCGTAGAGTCGTAACTGATCTGCCACATCCGCACTAATTCCTTTTTGGTCAGATAAGCTAGCGTCAACGTCAATTGCCCTGACAACGTAATTCCCTTTGGGGTCAGGTATGTGGTCGGACTTTCCTGCTTTTTGATGACGCAGATCAGCAATCCATCCATCACTGGCACGCTTGCGATCTGCAAAAAAATCATCAAATTGTTCTCTGAGTTGAACAGCTGACTTAGATAACCAAGGTTTCATTACTCAACAATTTCTTTACTTGGTATTAACCATTGCAAAGTTTGTTCGTCAAATCCAATGGCATTTTCAGGTTCAGGTGCAATAAATGCGTCTCTAACTTCATCATATGTATAACCTATACCTGCGTAGTTATATCGGATATTGCCATTATATGAAGTTCTTTTGCATACTTGACCCCTAAAATTGCCATACCAAGTTTCAGGGTCTAAACCTTCTATCAACTCAGTTTCATCAATTCCAACAATAACTTCAGTAACAATGTTGTTTTCATCTAAAAATGCGTAATGTGCCATTAGACCCAACTCACATTTCCAGTACCAGCTGTAATAGATGTAATTTTGTAACCACCGCTAGTAGATGTTGAACCAGTGAGACCAGCACCAATAGTAATTGTGTATGTATTTGGATATTTTAAAATAACAATTCCTGAACCGCCATTGCCACCATAAGTAGTGCCTGACCACCAGCCACCACCACCACCGCCTGTGTTAGCTGTAGCGTCGCCACCACCTAAATAAATACCATTACCACCACCGCCGAGACCACCAGCACCTTGGTTTGCAGGGTTATTTGTTGCGCCTGTTCCACCACCACCGCCAGCATAATATGTAGCAGAACCAGTTATTGAGTTACTTGCACCAATACCACCTGCGCCACCTGTGTTGGTTGTTCCGTTACTGCCTGCTATACCAGCACCACCGCCACCAGCACCACCACCTGTTGCACCTGTTCCACCGTCATAACCTTCGACTGGTGAATATCCGCCAGCGTTACCAGTTCCTTTTAATCCACCACCACTTTGGTCAGCACCGCCACCGCTACCGCCATTACCACCATTTGTTGCAGTTGCACCACGACCACCGCCTGTAGATGATATTGTGCTAAATGTGCTTGTATTTCCGTTGCTTGGATTTGTTGAACGACCTCCACCACCAGCACCAATAGTTACTGTGTAATTTGTGGAAGGTAAAATTGATAAAGGTGAACCACCTATTGAAGTTCTATAACCACCAGCACCGCCACCGCCTGATGAACCACCGCCACCGCCTGAAGCGACAACTAGATAGTCAACTGATATTGCGCTAATTGGTGTAAATAAAGCACCAGCAACAATGTTACCGATCATTAGGCTATTGCACCTACAACATACCAAGTATCTGTTGCTGTTTTAATGCAAGCTGCTGTTTTGTATTGAGCCAAAGTTGGTGAAGCAGCTGTAGCACCAGCAGATAAAATTGTTGTTGTGCCTGAAGTTACTGCGCTGATTGTGCATGTTCCTGCACCTTTGTTTAATACTGTAATGCAAGTTCCAACTGGAAACGCTACTGAAGCATTTGTTGGGATTTTGAAAGCAACTGCTGTGCCTTTGTTCATAGGAACTAAAGTCTGATATTGGTCATTTAAAACAGCTGTGTAATCATCTGTCTTATCTGCACCTACTGTAAAAGTCACTAAGCCATTAAACATTGCAGCGGAAAGCACGTCTCCTGCCGAACTTGGAAAGCCTGTAGCCATTGTGTATTTCTCCTTATTGTCTAATTATACCCTAGTAAGAGAGTATGTCCTCTGAAAGTATCCCATATGTGGGGCTGGAAATAATGAATCCGTCAACCAAAGGCTCAAGTGTGGTCACTGTTGCGAACCAACGTTGAGCTGTAATTTCCCAACTGATTCCTTGAACTTGTAAGTTCTTAGTAATTGTTGATCCATCTGGCTGAATATTAGAAATGTTTACGTTGTCAAAATAATCTAAAGCTAAGATAGTACCAATTGGCACATTTGGATCTAGCAAGTCCAACCTCATCTGGTCAATTCGGATGGTTGTCGTTGATCTCGTAGCAACATAAATACGAGCAATGTTCATTGCTTCGGCATTTGTTTCAACAACTAAATTGTCATAATTAACGCTATGCGGAAAGTAAGTAGCAACGCTGCCTGCGTCCTCTGCAAATTGCGGCGCACCGCCCACGGGAGTCATAGTCGCCTGATTAATAATAAGTTTGTCATCAAAGGCAAATACAAGATTTGTGTAAGGAATACCACCTGTTTGATTGAACTCAATAGGTGTGCCACCTGCTGAAGCTACAACTGTTGCACGATTTTTAAATACAGCTTGCCCTTCGCCGTCGCAATAAAATGCCCCTTGTTCGCTGAACTCGGCATTGACAATGGCTGACAAAGCTGTTCGTGTTGTTGCTGGATCTGCTTGAACAGTTGAGTTGCCAGTTTGAATTGAACGTAAACTATCTGGAAAAGATACGGTGTCAAGGATCTTATCAATGCGTGTACCAGTGTCTTGTCCGCTGGGAGTATCGGGGATGGTAGTAATGTTGGCTAGGTTAAATAAACGGAAACCGTCAACAGCTGTAATGTCCACATAGCTTACATTTTCTGCTTGGTCATAGCTGTAGGCATATGTTGTTGTATATCCACTGAAAAGGTAATAGGTAGTGCCGTTGTATGTGGCAGAAATTCTTAATTTACGTAAAGGAGTCAATTGTCCATACAGATCAGAGCTAGTATTTTGAGGATTGAATCTGCCTGTTGGGTCATAGATTTTTACAGTAGCAGTGCCAGCCTCGTACGTATCTCTTAGGATATTGCGACCACGATTGATCTTTACATTTCGTGCTACATCCGTTAAGTCAATAACCAAGGCAGGTGCAGTGCTATCTCCAAGCTCACCAACGCCAAGCACGCCGTTTACTGGATCTCCAATTGTAAAAGGGTTGCCGAAGGTCGCTCCAGAATTGAAGTTTAAAGAGATATTTAAATTAGCTGGTAATGCCAT